AGAGAGTCTCCCGGCCGATCCGCATCCGAACGGCCGCGTGTTGTTTGGATCGGCGCGCTCGCCGATGTTTCTACCTAGAAAGGCGTTTTTCGTTGGCTGTCGCCGTCGAACGTGAACGTCTTCGCGGCGGCGCGGTCGGCCTGGACGCCGGTGTCCCGCCGTGGCGGGGGCCGGCGTGGAGGAAGACGCGGTCGCGTTCGGCGCGGGCGATCCGGTTCATCGAGACGTACTGTCCGATCCCGTCCGGTGATCAGTGGGGCCGGCCGATGAAGCTCCACAAGTTTCAACGCGCCCAGCTCGAGGCGGCGTTGGACGACGGTGTCCGGGTGGGCGGGTTGCAGATCCCTCGAGGGAACGGGAAGTCGACGTTGTGGGCGGCGGTCGCGTTGTGGGCGTTGTGTGACCATCCGGACGCCCCTCAGGTGCCGCTGGTGGCGTTCAACGGGCAGCAGGCGTTACGGACGTTGTGGTGGCCGATCACGCGGATGGTGGCGACCTCGCCGGAGTTGGACGCGCGGGTTCGGGTGTTCAAGTCGTCGACGGATCGGCGGGCGTTCTGTTCCTGGAACGGCGGGAACCTGCTCCCCCTGCCGGCGGACGTCGAACGCCTGCAAGGGTTGAACCCGACCGTCGCGCTGGTGGACGAGGCGGAGACGGTCGCGCCGGAGGTGTGGACGGCGTTGATGCAGGGCGCCGGGAAACGTTCGGAGTCGCTGGTCCTGGCGATCGGTACGCCGGCGCCGGGCGCGCAGGAATCGGCGCTGGCGCGTCTGCGTGGCCAGTCCGGCGACGGCGCGCGGGTCGCGTGGTCGGAGTACGCCGCGGATGCGGGTTGCCGGATCGATGATCGGCGGCAGTGGCGGAAGGCGAATCCGGCGATCGCGGCGGGGATGTTGCACCCGGACGTGCTCGACCTCGAGTTGCGTCTCGTGTCGGAAGTCGAGTTTCGCTGTTACCGGCTGGGGCAGTGGGTGGACGGTGTCGTGTCGTCGTGGCTTCCTAGTGGGGCGTGGGAGGCGTGCCGGCGGGAGTTCGCCCCGGCCGAAGGTGACGGGGTGGTACTCGCCCTGTGTGGGACGTGGTCGGGTTCGGTCGCGCTCGTCGGGTGTACACCGGGCGGCGCGATCTTTGTCGCCGCCGTGGCGGAACGGGCGTCCGACGACGATCTCGAGCAGGTGATCCGGGAGGCGGCCCGACGTTGGGATGTCCTCGAGCTGGTGGTGGCGCCCCGGTTCCGTCCGCCGTTGGTGGAGCGGTTGCAGGCGTGGGGTGATGTGGCGGTGTGGCCCCACAAACTCGAGTTGGAGGTGGAGTCGTCGACGGAGTGGCGGCGGGCGATCGTGGAGGGCCGTGTCGCCCACGACCAACACCCGCTACTCGCCCAGCACGTGGCGGCGACCGTCGCGCGGGCGACCCCGGACGGGTCGCTGCGGTTGACGCAACCGCCGGAGGGCGGGCCGGTCGATGTGGCCCGGGCGGCGCGGATGGCGTGGTGGTGGGCGACGATCGGTCCGGGGGGTGCGGTACCGGCGATCTGGTGAAAGGTCGGCTATCAGACCATTGAGTGCGTACGCTCACGGCTAGTGGGCAAAGGGAAGGGTTCCGGGTCGGTCGATGTGCGGGCGTTGCGACCCCCGATGGATCCCCCGAATCCGAACGACCCGGTGTCCGTACCGCCGGGGACGGTCGGTCCGCCTTCCGCGGTGCCGGGTGACGCCCACGGAGTCGTGACCGGGGGCGAACCGCGGCCGGCCGCGGTCCTGCCGCCGGTGTATCCGGCGCCGTGGTCGGGTTGGCCGGCCGAGTGGGACACGCCGTCGTGGTCGGGTACGACGGGGCCGCTGGTGGATACGGCGTGGGCGTGTCTTGATCTCAACTCGAGCGTGTTGGCGTCGATGCCGCCCTATGCGACGAAGGGCGGTCGGGTGGTCGCGGCGCCGTCGTGGATGGTGAACCCCGATCCGGATTTGTATACGTCGTGGGATGAGTTCGCGAAGGCGCTGTTCTGGGATTACCAGTTGGGTGAGGCGTTCGTGGTGGTGACGGCCCGGTTCGCGGACGGGTTCCCGGCCCGGTTCCATGTCGTCGAACCGTGGCTCGTATCCGTCGACGTGACTTCCGGCGGGCGGCGGTATGCGATCGGTTCGATCCACGTCCCTGCCGAAGACATCTTGCATATCCGCTACCAGTCGACCGCCAGCTCGGCGCGCGGGCACGGCCCGCTCGAGGCGGGCCGTCTGCGCACGGTCGCCGCCGGCGTCCTCGCCCGGTACGCGTCGAATCTCGCCGCGGGTGGCGGTGTCCCCGCGTACGTGATCAAACATCCGGCGAACCTCACGAAAGATCAGGCCGACGATCTCCGCGACCAGTGGTGGCAGTCACGCATCGCGAACCTGGGTGTCCCGGCGGTCCTGTCGGGCGGTGTCGATCTCGAGGTGTTGCAGTTCTCCCCGTCCGACATGGCTCTGCTCGAGTTGTCCCAGTGGAACGAATCCCGCATCGCCGTCCTGTTGGGTGTCCCCCCCTTCTTGGTCGGACTCCCATCCGGTGGGGATTCGATGACGTACTCGAACGTGTCGTCGTTGTTCGACTATCACTGGCGGGCAGGGTTGCGTCCGAAAGCGGGTGCGGTGATGGCGGCCCTGTCCGGGTGGGCGCTACCGCGGGGCACCGGATGCGAGTTGAACCGCGACGAATACGTCCGCCCGTCGCTACCGGAACGTGTCCAGGCGTACAGCGTGCTCCACTCGATCGTCGACAACGACGGCCCGGCTATCACGGTCGAAGAGATCCGCACCGCCGAACGTCTGGACGGTCTGGACGCCGCGGTCGCGCTCACCGGAGGGACCAACTGATGACACCCGAACCGCGCCCGCCGATCGAGTTACGTTCGGTCGCCCTCGAGCAGATCAATTGGCCGGAACGTGTCGTCGAGTTGATCGCTGTCCCGTACGACCGGTGGGCGGTCGTGGAGGCGGACGGCCGGATGATCGAGGAATCGTTCGCGCCGGGCGCGTTCGGCGCGATCCAGAACCGGGTCGGCCATTCCCGCTTCCAGGTGAACATCGACCACGACCCGGACCGCTGGGTCGGCCGGGTCGCCGCCCTCCACCCGGACGACCCAGTCGGCCTGCGCGCGGAGTTGAAGATCCGCCGCGGTGACCCGCAGTTCGACCAGGTGTTGCAGGACGTCGAAGACGGGATGTACGGCGCGTCGATCGGGTTCGGTGTCTACCCGAAGGACCAGGTGTGGGAAACGAAGGACCGCCGCCGGATCACCAAGGCCTATCTCGATCACATCGCGTTGACTCCGACGCCCGCCTATGCGACCGCCGGCCGGATCTCGGTGCGGACCGAACCCCGCTCGAGCACACCGAACCTGGACCGGGTCCGCGCCTTGCGGGCGGCGCGCGACGTAGCCTGATGAACGTCTGACTGCTACCACCCCGTATCCGGCCAGCGTGTCGGGGGGTGAAGCGGGCGGTTCGGCCGATAGTCGACGACTACCACCCCGTATCCGGCCAGAGGCGCTGGGGGTGAAGCGGGCCGGTCGACGTGATGTCCATTCCTCACGTCTCCGAAGGGGTTCGCCGTGTCCCGTACCGACCAGAAAGTCGCCGAATATCTCACCAAGATCGAGGAACGTTCCGCGTTTCAGGATCAGTTGATCGTCGAGGCGCAACGCGCCGGCCGTGATCTGTCCGACGAGGAAATGAAGCAGTGGTCCGACGCCGGCGCCGACATCGTCCAGTTGAACGAACGGGCGAAGGTGATGCAGGACGGCCTTCGCATCGCCGAAGATTCGGTCCGCACGAAAGAAGCGATCTGGCGGTCGACGAACGGCCCCCGCCCGTACGCGCCGATCGAGTACCGATCCGCCGGCGCCTACGTCATCGACCTCTACCACGGGGCGATGGGCGACGAAGCCGCCCGCGAACGCATGGCGCTCTACAACCGGGCCGCCGCCCACCAGACAACCGTCGACAACCTCGGTGTCATCCCCGAACCGGTCGCCGGGTCGGTCATCAACTTCGTCGACGCGTCCCGTCCGATCGTGAACGTGTTGGGTCCGATCCCGGCGCCGGGGATGCGGTTCTCCCGGCCGCAGGTCACCCAACGCACCGACACCGCGAAACAGACCGGTGAGAAAGCGGAACTGACGTCGCAGAAGATGACGATCAACCGGGTGTCGGTGACGATGGATACCTACGGCGGCTATGTGAACGTGTCCCGCCAGGACATCGACTTCTCGAGCCCGCAGATCATGGACATCGTGATCGCCGATCTCGCCGCGAACTATGCGCAGGACACCGAAACAGCGACCGCGGTCGCGATGAAAGCGGCGGCGACCGCGCAGACACCGGCGCTCACCGCGTCGTCGACCGCCGCGGAGGTATCGGCCGCGGTGTGGAAAGCGGCCGGCACGATCTACGGGGTGGCGAAAGGCACCGGCCAGCTGATCCTGGCGGCGTCGCCCGACATGATGGGTGCGATCGGTCCGATCTTCCCGTCTGTCTCGCCGACGAACGCCCAGTCGACCGGGTTCACTGCCGGCGCCGCCGGCGGCCCGCAAGGATCGATCGCCGGTGTCCAGGTTGTCATGTCGCCAGGCCTGGCGGCGGGGACGATCCTCGAGTTCTCCACGTCCGCCGCGGAGGCGTACGAGCAGCGGATCGGGTCGTTGCAGGTGACGGAACCGTCGGTGTTGGGTGTCCAGGTCGCCTATGCCGGCTACTTCAAAGAAGTCGTGTTGGCGGCCGGGGCGATCATCAAGTTGACGGCCTGACATGGCATCGACGAGAACACGACACCCCGACGAACACGTCGACGAACACGACGACGACGACCCGGTGGCCGAACCGCGGGCGGCGACGACGTGGTACGCCCCGAATCAGCAGTGTGTCCGGGCCGACCAGTCCGGCCCCGGGGCGATCTACGCGACCGGGGCGACCGCCGGGATCCCCGGTTCGTGGACACCGGCCGGTTGCATCGTGCCGACGTTGGCGAACCTCCAAGCCGGCTTCCCGACGACGGTGACGGCGACCCCCGCGACGACGTGGACGGTCGGCCAGTACGTGCAGACCGCCACGGCCGGCGCCGCCGGGCGGGCGTATCGGCACGCCACCAACGGATGGGTCCAGGGCGCCGCCCCGTGAGTTACGCGACGGTCGACGAGCTGGCGGAAGCGTTACGTATCCGGGTCACCCCGGAGAACACCGCGACGCTCACCGACTGTTTGGACGCGGCGGCCGAAGAGATCGACGCCTTCCTCGATCTTCTCGCCCCGTTGGCCGCGCCGCCGCCGGCCGCCGTGGTGCGGACCAACGTGAACCGGGCGGTCGACTGGTTCAAGGCTGCGGACGCCGCGTTCGGTGTGATCGGGTTCTCCGACACCGGCGCGTTGAAGGTTCCGACGAACGGGTTCGCCCGGCACGCCTCGTCGATCGTCGCCCTGAAACAGCAGTGGGGTGTCGGGTGACGGCTCTCACCGCGGCCCGCTCGACGATCGCCGATCTGTTGGCCGGCGCGCCGTGGCCGGTCCAGTACGACGTCCCCGACGCCGTCCACCCGCCAACCCTGTTCGTCGTCGAACAGATCGAACATCTCACCCCCGGCTCGTTCTGTGCCTGGAACGGCGCCTACGACATCGTCGCGGTCGCCGGCCGCCTCGTCCCCGGTGCGGGGATGGATCTGCTCGACGAGATGGTCGACTACGTCCTGTCGACCATGGCGGCCGCGAAGTTGCGGACCGGAACGATCGCCGGCGCCGTCCGCCTGGAGATCGCCGGAGTCCAGTACCTCGCGAAACGTGTCCCCGTGAACATCCCGATCACCGTAGGGAGCTAACCCATGCCGTCCATCGTCGTTTCCAACGTCCCGTTCATCCCGGTCGCCCCGAAGCTGTTCATCGGTGCGACCGGTGCCGGTGTGGCGATCGAATGCGCCGCGCAGGACATCGACATCTCTCCCGACCAGGACGAAAACTCGGTGGAGACGTTCTGTTCGGTCACGACGTCGTACAAGCCGGCGAAGTGGACGATCACCGCGTCCTGCTATCTGTCGTACGGGACGTCCGGTTTGTGGACGGCGTTGAATCCGTTCGCGCAGACCGTCGTACCGTTCTCGTTCGTCCCCGACCGGTCCGTCGCGGTGTCCGTCGACAATCCGATGATGTCGGGTTCGGCGTATTTGAAGGCGTTCGCGTTCTACGCCGCCGCGGTTGGTACCCCCAACGCGATCGACGTGATCCTCGCCGTCAGAGGGACACCGACGTTTGTGATCACCGGCACCCTGCCGACGATGGCCGACGCGTTCGACGAACACGGCAACCCGATCGACGAACACGCCGAAGCGGCCGTCGCGTGAGTGATTCGCACGTCGAGATCGTCGGCTTGGATCGGGCCGCCGCGGACATGGTCCGTTGGGCGGAAGCTCTCGGACCGGCCGTCGACAAGGCCACCGCGGCGGTCGCGGCACGTGCGGCCGCCGCGGTGCGCGGATCCACGCCGACGGTCACCGGCCGGTTGGCCGGGTCCGTCGATGTGCTCGCCGACACCGACGGGGTCGCCGTCGGGTTCGGTGCCGGTGTCCCCTACGCCGGGTGGATCGAATACGGCGGCACACGGGGCCGCCCGTACGTCGCCGACGGCCGCTACCTGTGGCCGACCGTCCAGACGTTCGAAGACGAATACATGACCGCCGCCGAACAAGCCGCCGAAGACACCGTCTCGAGGTTCTCATGGTCATGACCAACGGCGCGCGGACCTTGCCGACGGTGGTTCATCTGTCGGCCGACGACGGTCGCCTGGTGCCGGCGCCCGGCACACAACGACTGTTGAAGGCGCAGACGGGGCGGGCATGGCAGGAGTTGATGGCCGAAGACGGCGACAGTGCGGACCGTTTCCAGACGATCGTGTGGGTGAAACTGCGCCGCGACTTCCCTGATCTGACCTGGCAGGAATGCGACGGGGTGGATCTGATCATCGACGACACGCCGGGCCGCCCGGACCCTACGAATCCACCCGTCTCCACAACCTCGCCGTCTTCTGCCGATTCTGGCGGATGACCCCCGCGGACGTGTACGCGATGGCCGACGACGAATACCGGGCGTTTGTCGACTACATGCGCGAAGAAGACCGGGCGAACCGACGCGCGCAACGTAAAGGCGGCGGGTGATGGCGTCCGGTCCGACGATCACCGCGAAGTTCATCGCCGACACATCCCAGCTCGTCTCCGAAGTCGACAAGGTCGGCAACCAGGCGGGCGGCTCGCTCAAGTCGTTCGCCGGCAAGGCCGCCCTCGCGGTGGGCGGCGCGTTCGCCGTCGGCAAAGTCGTCGACTTCGGGAAGGCGTCCGTCAAGGCGGCGACGGAGGACGCCGCCTCGCAGGCGACGCTGGCGCAAACACTGAAGAATGTGACCGGCGCGTCCGATAGCCAGGTCGCCTCGTCGGAAAAAATGATTGCGTCTCTGTCGAAACACGCCGCGATTGCCGACGACGATCTGCGACCCGCCTACGACAAACTGGTGCGAGGGTTCGGGAACGCCGAAGACGCACAGAAAGCGTTAGCCCTCGCGACGGACGTTTCCGCCGGCACCGGCAAAGATCTGTCGACCGTCACTGAAGCCATGATGAAAGCAGCGAACGGGCAGACCGGTGCCCTGTCGAAGATGGGGATCGAAACGAAAGACGCCGCCGGCAAGGCGCTCACGCTCGATCAGATCATGGGCAACATGGCGACCACCTTCCAAGGGCAGGCGGCGACGGCGGCGGACACGACCGCCGGAAAAATGAAGAACGCCCAGATCCAGTTCGGCGAGTTCCAAGAAAACTTGGGTACCGCGGTCATGCCGGCACTCGCCTCGTTCGCCGACATTCTGAACCAGTACGTACTGCCGGCGTTGCAGGTGTTGGCCGGGTTCATCGCCGATAACGCCGGATGGCTCGCCCCGCTGGCCGGTGTCATCCTCGGTGTCGTCGGCGCGTTGAAAGCGTGGGCTGTCATCCAGGAAGTGCTCAACCTGGTGATGGCGGCCAACCCGATCGTGTTGGTCGTGTTGGCGATCGCCGCGCTGATAGCCGGGATCATCATCGCCTACCAGAAAGTGGACTGGTTCCGGAACCTGTGCGACACGGCGTTCCGGGCGGTCGCGACGGCGTTCGGATGGATCACCGACGCCGCCGCGGCGGTGTTCAACTGGATCTCCGATCACTGGCCGCTGCTGCTCGCGATCATCACCGGCCCGATCGGCCTGGCGGTGCTCGAGATCGTGAAGCATTGGGACACGATCAAAGACGGCGCGACGGCGGTGTGGCAGTGGATCGTCGACAAGTTCAACGCCGTCGTCGACTTCTTGCGCGGTCTGATCTCGACGATCTCCGGGATCGCCACGTCGATCGTCGACGCCATGAAAGCACCGATCAACGCGCTCATCCGGGCATGGAACGGTCTGGCGTTGACGGTACCGACGATCACCCTCCCCAAAGTGTCGATCCCCGGGATCGGTGACATCGGCGGCGGTTCGTTCGGCGGTCAACATTTCGACTTCCCCAACATCCCGCTACTCGCCGCCGGTGGCATCGTCACCGGCCCCACGTTGGCCGTGTTGGGTGAGTCCGGACCGGAAGCCGTGATCCCCCTGTCCCGGGCCGGGGCGACCGGGGCGAGGACGTTCAACATCAACGTTGAAGTCCCGTTGGGTGCGGATCCGGCGATGGCGGGCCGGGCGATCGTCAACGTCATCAGACAGTACGAACGCGCCAACGGAACCCAGTGGCGGACCGCGTCATGACCGGATGCGTGTATCAGTTCTCCGACTGGGGCACCCTCGCCGTTGAGCTGGGGATCGGCGCGTCCGGACTCCCATCGAACCCCGGTATCTGGGGGTCGACGTTGTGGGGGGCGATCAACGCCTTCTGGTCGGGGCAGGAACCCCAGTGGCATGACATCACCGACCGGACGATCGGTGTGTCGATCGAACGGGGCCGGCAACGGTGGACCGATCGGATCGGCGCGTCGTCGTGTTCGGTGACGGTCGACAACGCCGACGGGTGGATCACCTGGAACTCCGATCAGTTGGGGAACATCGACGCCGCCCCCGGCCGCCTCGTCCGGGTCCGTCTGATGACACCCGACGGGATCACCCACGATCTGTGGCGCGGATTCCTCGAGGGGGTCGCCGACGACTACACCCCGTCCGCCCGCCCGCAAGCCGTGCTCGTCTGCCAGGACGCCATCGCGCAGGTCGCCCACGTCGATCTACCCGAACGCACACCGGAAGGCGCCGGCGAGACATCCGACGCCCGCGTCAACCGCATCCTCGACAACGCCGACTGGCCGGCCGCCTGGCGGACGTTGGACGCCGGGCAGGTCACCATGCAAGCCACGAACCTCGCCCGCCAACTCGCCGACGAACTCGGCATCACCGCCGACTCGGAAGGTGGGATCGTCTACGCCGGTACCGACGGAAACGTCACGTTCCGCAACCGTGACTGGCTCCGCCTCGCCTCGTACGCGTCGACCGTCCAACAGGTCATCGGCGCCCCCGGCAGTGTGTGCGCGTCCGCCTATCGGGTCGTGCGTTCCGGTGACGACATCCGTAACGACGTCCAGATCGGCCGGGCCGGCAGCACCCCCCAGCGTGTCGTCAATCTCGATTCGGTCGCCTTGTACCGGCGGCGCGCGTTCTCACGCACCGATCTGATCTGCGAATCCGACGCCCAGGCGCTGTTGATCGCGCAACGCCTGATCGGTTCCCGCGCGACGTCGACGGTCCGGCTCGCCGAACTGGTCGTACCGACGGTCGATCAGGCGTCGACGACGTTCGTCGCGTCGGTCGACTACGGATGGCGGTTGACGGTCAACTGGTCCGACGGTGCCGGCGAATCGTGGACCCGCACCGTGCATGTCATGGGTGTCCGCCACGACATCACCCCGTCCGGATGGATCTGCAATCTCGCGGTCGACGACGCCGTACTCGCACCCACACAACCGTGGGGTGTCGGACTGTGGGGCACCGCCCAATGGACGGAAGTAGCGTGACATGACACTTACCAACAATGTCGTAGATGGCCAGATCATCAACGCGGCGTGGGGTAACAACATCCGCGACCGCTCGTTTCAACGTTTCGCGACGACCGCCGAACGCGACGCCCAATGGCCGCCCGCTACCGCGGGTGCCGGCGCGATGTGCATCACGTTGGACACGTACTACGCGTGGGTGTCGAACGGGACGATCTGGCGGCGACCGGTCGGGACGGTGCTGCTGTCGACGACCTTTCAACAGACCGAAGTATCCAACGGGGGCGGTGTCCGCGACGCCCTGTTCGGCAACTACACATCCCCCGTTCCCTGTTCGGTCACCGTGTCGGGTGCTGTGTATGTCGGGTTCGCGGCGAGTGCCGTCGGCGCCCAGGTCGACCTGGTTCGCCTCTCCGATTCCGGTGTCGCGTACACCGTCACCCACCTGTCCGCGCCGATCTCCACCTACGCCGCCGCACCGGTCGCCGGCACGTGGACCGGAGCGGCCGGGACAGAGGTCGGCTTCAAGATCCGTACCAACACGACCGTCGTCGCCCAGTACGTGAACGCCACCGTCAACATGGTCGTGACCGCCACCTAAGGAGAAAACACCGATGTCTTACTCGAGCATCAACAAGTGTGCGGGCGACGAAGCGTTCCTCGGTCGGATCGCGGCGTGCGCCGCGCAGGAAGGCGCGGCGGATCCGGACTCCGCGAAGTACGCCCTGCGTTGGCCGGTGGCGTCCGCGTCCGATATCGAAGCCGCGTACGCGTCGGCGTTGGCGGCGAACCACCCCGACCCCGGCGGTGACGATTCGGTGATCACCGACCAGCAGATCCTTTCCGCGGTACAAGCAAACCTTCCCCCGTGACATGGTCCGACGTTGCCGTCGCGGCCGCGTTCGTCCTGGGTGCGGTCGCCGGTGTCGTGGCCACGATCCGGGTCACCCGGTTCGTGCTCGAGTACCTGCGGAAGGAACGGGAGGGGTCGTGAAGTATCTGTTTCTAGACCCCCCGAACGAACGTTCGGTTACGCCCCCGAACCGTCGTTGGGGGATACCCGCGTCATCGCCCGCACCTGCACCTGCCACACGGTCGGTGATGGCGCGGCCAGCGTTGACACGCGCACTTGCACCGGTGCCAGCGCGATGACCAGTACCACCCGCGGGGTTTCCAGGGTGCCCCATAATCGGCGTTGGGGGTCATAGCCGTCGTACCGCGGCCGCCGCCGCGTCGGTGTCGACTCGAGCGTAGATCTGCGTGTTCAACACCGACGCGTGTCCCAACAGTTGGGCGAGGGCGAGCAGGTCGCCGGCGAGTAGCCGATAGGCGCGGGTGGCGAACGTGTGGCGTAACCGGTGGGCGGTGACGTTCACCCCCGACGCGCGGAGCTGCCGGTTGACGAGCTGGCTCACCCTGCCGGGGGTGATGTCACGGCCGAACACGGGACCGTCGATCTCGTCATAGCCGGCGAGGTTCGCGGCGAGGCGGGCGGTCAACCCGATCATCCGGTCACGGTCCCCTTTCCCGCGGACGATCATCACGCCGACGCCTAGGTCGATGTCCGGCCAGGCGAGGCGGGCGACCTCGCAACAGCGCAGGCCGGCGTCGACCATCAACAGCATCGCCGTCGCCAGGCGGGCCGGTGCTCCGGCGATCACCAACTCCACGTCCTCGAGGCGCGCCGGTCGGGGTAGGTGGCGCGGGAGGCGGGGACGGTCGATCGCGACGGTCGGGTCGGACACGGCGTAACCCTCGCGGATCGCCCACACATAGAACCGGTGCAGGTGAGAGATCGCCGTGTAGCGGGCACGCGCGCCGAGGTGTCGACAGTCCAGGAACCGCTCTATAGCCTCCGGGGTCGCCGCCCTCCACCCGGGGCACGCCGTCATCCAGCGTCGCACCTCGTATCCCCGGGCCGAGACGGTGCCATCGGCCAGGTACCTGCGTCTCATCGCCAGGACGTACTCATCCTCGATCTCCACCATTTCCACCATGGAGGCCAGTATGGTACCGATCCATGCCAAAGCGTACAGATCGACAGACAACGTTGCCAGAGTTCGTGGGGGTGGTGGAGCTTGCCCGCATCATCGGTCGCCACCCCGACACCGTCCGCCGATGGGGCTACGAGGAAGGGATGCCGTACCACCAACCGGCCGGCGGCGTGTCGAAGTGGCTGATCGACGTGGCTGAGTTCGACCGCTGGTTCAGAAGTAGATGTTCTACGCCCAACGGGACACCCCCGAAGGGGAAGAACCGATGACGCCCGTGATCTGCGGCCGTGACGGTGAGGAACCCGTACCCCTCACCGACGCAGAACTGGCCGGCGTCCGCCGGGCGATGACCGTCTACCGGTCGACCGAACTGATCCCCCGCCTTCTCGCCACGATTGACCAGCGAGGGAAGACGCCGTGACCGACCGGGCCGCCGACGAACCTGGCGCGGCGGTCATCTTGTGGGAGTTGTTGATCGCTCTGGACGCCGCCCGGGCCGATGTGTGGGACGACGGCGGCCCGTTCCACGCCGGGATCCGCGAAGGCCTCGAGCGGGCCGGGATCCTCGTCCGCGGTCGCCTCGCCCGGTTCGTCGAGTCCGGCCGATGAGCTGGCGCGCCGTCTCCTGGTGCCGGCAGGGGGAGAACGGCGGCGCGGTCGCGATCAAAGGTGGCGCC